GCGTAGCGGGGTGTTCCTACTAATGGAGCACCGCAGCTTAAGCGTTACAGGAGCCATTCTACCGAGTAGCTTCGATAATGCTCCCCACATCGCACAGAGGTAACACATGGCAGAGATCACCCCAGCAGAACAGATTCGACTGAATCTGCTTTCCACCCTGAACTACGACACCGCAGCCGCTGCTAAGGCTATTGAGTTCGTCCAGGATAGCCAGCTCAAATATCAGCTGTTCATCCAGCAGTACAGCCGCGTGACAACTGAATCAGAAGTTGTAGCGCGGACCATCAAAGCAGTTCAGGAATCGACCGAAGCGCTGGCGCTGTTTGATACCGGCGTAGAGCAGGCGAGCTAAGGCATTACAGAGCCACTTCCAGAGGTGGCTCGATAATGATTTTCAGTGAAAATTGATTAGCGGCAGCGTAATGTAATGAATGTATTTTATAACGATAATGTGGTTTTATACTGCCATATATAACGCGTTATCTGGGGGCAAGAATGAACGAAGAAAATAAAAAAAACATCCTCACGGTGGGGGAGGGCGTTGCTGTTGGCATCGGCGCTGGTGCTGGAGCCGGATTAGGCGCTGGCATTGGAGCTACTGGGGTCATTGCGGCCGCAGAGGCTAGCGCAGCAGCCGCTGTTGCGGCTGGAGCATCAGCATCCGCAACCACTGCTACTATTGCCGCCGCAGGTGGTGGGGCTGTAGCTGCTGGAGGTACAGGTATGGCTGGTGGAGTTTCTGCAATTGCCTCTGCTGCTGCGAGTAGCGCAGTGGTTCCTGTTATAGGATGGGCTATTGGGGGAGCTGCGGTAACGGGGCTTGTCGCATGGGGAGCATATAAATACTTCACAAAAGACAAGTGATAGGAACCAGCTATTAATCCATATAACTTTAGCCACCTACGGGTGGCTTTTTTAAAGCATTATTACAGGCATTCACTGAGTGCCTGTAATAATGCTTTATAGCCAATCCACCGAGGTATAACCTTATAGTTCACGATTGATGCAGGAGGGAGGGCACTATGCGTTGCGTTAAGTGTGGTTCAGAGCATATCGATACCAAGAATTATGGGAAGAAAGTGGGAGCAAGCGTTGGAACTATTGCTGGTGCTGCAGGAGGGTATACAGGAGTTTCTGCAGGAGCAACTTCTGGCGCTGCTATTGGCGCAGCAATTGGAGCTGTAGTCCCAGGTATTGGAAATTTAGTGGGGGCAACTTTTGGTGGTGTCGCTGGCGGTATTATTGGTGCACTAACTGGCGCTAGTACTGGTGGTATTGTTGGCTCAAAAGTTGGAAAAATAGTAGACGATAATATATTGGATAATTGTGTATGTTTGGATTGCGGGCACACATTTACGCCAAAAATATAATTAGTTTTGATATTGCCGCATAAAATAACTCGCCATTAAAAGCCCCTGAGTATTGAATCAGTGGCTTTTTTAATGGCCTTAACCACATATCAGATACATGGGCATTTCTTCACGTTTACCAGCCCGGCAACCGATCTTGCTTCATTCTCAGCCAATTCAAATGTGGATGCGCAAAGCTTCTGGTATCTACCGGTTGTGAAGCCTTTCTTTTCCGTCAGTCCAAGTAGCGGGTTGATTGTTTTACATTTAGCCCGATGAATTCTGGTAAAGCGTTCATCGCTCTTGCTAGCCTTGCCCCTAGTAGCTTTTAAGCTGTTGACGACATATCCATCAGGATTGTCGCTAAGCCAAGTGCGATATGCAGATTCGCTATCAGGTTGAAGTTCACTACTGAACACTATGGCGACCATAAAATATCTCCGTGTTGTTTTTAATGAATTATAACAGGATTAACTCATGGCAAAACCGGACTGGGGCGAGCTTCAGCAACGGTTCCTGTCCGATCATGCCGCAACCGGCGTATCACCGAAGGATTGGTGTAAAGCGCAGGGACTGAATTACGCTACCGCCCGTAGATACATCAAAAAACCTTCTGCGCAAACTGCGCAAAAACCTGCGCAGAAGAAACTGCGCACTGCGCAAAAGGAAAAGTGCGCAGAAGAGCTGGTGGATGATGATGGCCTCACCGATCAACAGCGTTTATTTGTCGCGGAGTACCTGAAGGACAACAACGCCACGCAGGCCGCTATCCGTGCCGGGTACAGCAAGAAGACAGCGAATGAGCAGGGAGCAAGGCTGTTAGCAAAAGTTAGTATTGCGCAGGCCATTGCGCAGCAGCAGAAAGCATCCATTGTGCGCACACTCGGCAGCGCTGATGAAGTACTTGAGCAGATGTGGCGCCTGGCAACGTTCGACGCCAACCAGCTTTCTCAGTATCGCCGCGGGAGCTGCCGTTACTGCTGGGGCTTCGGTCATCAGTATCAATGGCGTGACGCTGTTGAGTATGAAGAGAAGCGGCTCGAAGCGCTTGAGCGAAAACGTCGCGAGCCCGTCGATGTTGGTGGCTACGGTTACGACCACACCAGCGCACCTAACTCTGAATGCCCTCGATGCAATGGTGATGGCATCGGCCAGCCTTTCTTCGCCGATACGCGCAAGCTGGCGCCTGATGCTGCGCTTGCCTATTCCGGTGTGAAGCTTGGGAAGAATGGCGTTGAGATAACCGCTATCAGCCGGGAGCGAATGTACGAGGCGGTGATGAAACGTCTCGGCCTGGCTGATAGCGAGTTCGCCCAGCGTCTGCAGCATATAGAAATTGAGCGCCGGCAGCTGGAGGTCGAAAAATTACGTAAAGAGCTGGCTGCTGACCCGGAGGATGACGAACCAACGCCAGTTGCAATCAATATCAACGTAGTCGATGCACGAGTGAGGGAAGAGGATGGCGATAGCACCGACGCTTAACATCCCTCAGGCCAAATTCCTTGCGATGCAGTACAAATTTAAGGCCTACGTCGCCGGCTTCGGTTCTGGCAAGACATGGGTCGGCTGCGGTGGTATCTGCAAAGGGATGTGGGAACACCCCAAAATCAACCAGGGTTACTTTGCGCCAACGTATCCGCAGATCCGTGACATCTTTTATCCCACAGTTGAGGAGGTGGCCCACGACTGGGGGCTGAATGTCAAAATCAACGAGGGAAACAAAGAGGTTCACTTCTACGCCGGGCGCCAGTACCGAGGAACGACGATTTGCCGCTCGATGGAGAAACCGCAAACCATCGTTGGTTTTAAAATCGGTAATGCGCTGATTGATGAGCTGGACGTAATGCCCGCCAAAAAGGCGCAGTTAGCCTGGCGAAAAATCATTGCTCGTATGCGTTACAACGTGGCCGGTCTTCGTAACGGGATCGACGTCACCACGACGCCGGAAGGGTTTAAATTCGTTTATCAGCAGTTCGCAAAAGCTGTACGCGATAAGCCTTCGCTCTCAACGCTGTATGGCCTGGTGCAGGCCTCGACGTTCGACAACGAAAAGAATCTGCCGCCGGACTATATCCCGTCGCTGATGGAGTCATACCCGCCGGAGCTGATCAAGGCTTATCTGCGTGGCCAGTTCACTAACCTGACCAGCGGGACGATTTACCATCAGTTTGACCGTAAGCTGAATAACTGCCGGGAAGAAGAGCAACCCGGTGAACGGCAAAGTCGTTGCCTATGATGGCTCTGGCAACAAAATTTATTCCCGCTCGAAGCCGGGCGAACTGGCGGCCTTTGATGAGGCGCTGGAGTTCCTGGTGGAGCAGTACCCACAGAAAGACCACATTCTGAAGGCCAGCGGCAACCAGGGAGGCGGCTCACGGCAGTCTCAGCATTCACTCGGGCAGAAAACGATGAAACGCGATGCGTTTACCAGTTTGAGTCCGACAGATCAGCAATCAACTCTCAAAGACGGTATCACCATCGTCGATTAATTCTTTGCCAGCCGCCGGATGGCTGCTGGTGCCGGAGCTGGATAGCTCAACCAACCCTATATTTTAATCTCCAAGGAATACATACACATGGCTAATACGCTTACCGGGTTGATCCCGACTATCTTCACGGCTCTGGATACCGTATCTCGCGAACAGGTCGGTTTTATCCCGGCTGTATCGCGTAATGCTAAAGCTGATGCGGCGGCAAAGGACCAGACTGTTACTGCGCCGGTTGCGCCACCGGCAACCACTGTTGATATTACCCCGGGGGCTACTGCGCCAAATGACGGCGACCAGACGATCGGCACCGTTGATGTCAAAATCACCAAATCCAAAATGGCCCCGGTCAAATGGAACGGTGAGGAACAAC